CTGTCATAGTCATCTATACCAGCATCGTTAGGATCATCCAAATCCATATGATCGACACCTTTTCCAAAACTAACACGGTCTGTCATATCTAACCCAAAATCATCGCCCTCTTCATCTAATACTTCTTCACGACAAAAGGGGCATATATTTGGGTAACCTGGCGGATAGTTCAATTGAACTTCGTTTTGATCATATTCTAATTTATATATTGATCCACAATCATTACACTCTTATTCTTTCTTCACTAAATCTGTCATGTGTTCCCTTCAGTTAAAACAAAATACGTTCTTAGCTAAACTTAAAAATGTCTAAAAAATCTAATTGTGGTGACATAGCCATTGCTTGCTTTGCTTGCGCGATTGATGGAGGATCTTCAGCACGATCAAACATATTAACAATTTCTACGTCACAATTCTTTAAAAATTCTAAACCGTCATTATTATTATAATCTTCATTATATAGTAATTTGTTAATCCCAGATTGATATATTAACTTAGCACAATCTATACAAGGAGAGTGTGTACAATATATCGTGGCTCCATTTCCACTTTCATTACTCTTAGCTAGCTTGGCAATGGCATTTGACTCAGCATGAAGCACTTCTTTCCTAGTTTCGAGACTTAGTTGTCCATATAATCCTGTATCTTCTTCACATATATTATCCCAACCTGATGGCATGCCATTCCAACCTATACTGATTATTCTACCATCTTTAACTATTATTGCCCCAACATGAGCTCGTACCGCATGTGACATCTCACTGACTCGTTGAGCAATATCGATATACAGCTTATCGTATCGGCGTTGTTTTTTATCCATCAGTTAAATTAATTTAGGACTGGAAGGTAGCGAGTATTGTCTTGGTTTATTTTTTTCTAAACTACATCCAGAGGATACTAATATCCATTTACTTGGATCTAAACTTTTATTAATTTTTATTGCTAGTTTAATTATTTCTTCTTTACATTGCAGTTGATTTTTCGGAGTAGTTACAAGACCCATAAAAGATTCGCCCTGATGTACGACACACTTAGATGGATCAGCAATCAAACAAACCCATACCAATGCTATTTGTAATACATCCATTTTTGTCTCCTATTGACCCCAAACTTCTGACCAGTCACCAGACAATGCTCCTTTAGCATAATCTGTTGCTCTGTTCTCAAAGAAGTTGGTATGTGTAGGTGCATTTATCATTTCCTCGACCCACGGAAGAGGATTTTTTTTAACCTTAAAGATACCCTTCATGCCCATACTAATTAATCGTCTATCAGCAATGTATCTAATATATTCTTTTAATTCTGTATCTCTTAACCCTTCTACTTTGCCCATTGTAAATGCCAAGTCAATAAATTTATCTTCTAACTCTACCATCTTATCTGCTACATTATAAATTTGACCCTTTAAATCATCATTCCATATCTCTCTGTGTTCTTCTATATATGTTCTAAATAGTTTAATCATACCCTCACAATGCATTGTCTCGTCTACAATAGACCACGTAACAATCTGCCCCATTCCTTTCATTTTACCATGACGTGGAAAATTTAACAACATAACAAAACTACTAAACAATGCTAGCCCCTCGGTGAAAGCACTAATAGCAGCGATTTTAACCGGCATATGAGCGCCGTTCATTGACTTGCTATGGAAGAACTCATGTTTCTCTCTCATAGCGTCATACTCTAAAAATTCATTATACATTGAATCTGGCATACCTAAAGATTCAATTAAGTGACTGTATGCTGCTATGTGTAATGCTTCTCTTGCTGCAAATCCACTTAACATCATTCTTAATTCTGGCTGTGGAAAATATGGTAGATAATTGTTTATATAACCACCAGCAACATCTATGTCACTTTGTGTAAAAAATCTGAATACATTACCTAAAAAATATCTCTCTTCTTGCGTTAATCTTTGTTTCCAGTCTTTAACATCAGCTAACATTGGCACTTCTGTATGTAACCAATGAGACTGCTCATGCTTCAGCCACATATCATATGCCCATGGGTAGTGAAAAGGTTTAAAATAATCTCTACTATCTGTAACTTTTAATTTGTTTGCCATGTCTATCCTTCGCAAGCCAAACATGGTTCGCCTTGCGCAATGTCAGGTATACTAATTTCTTTTATTATTTTACGTTCAATTTGTCTGGAAACTTTATCAGCTTTTCCAATCTTTTCACTTCGACAATAATATAATGTCTTTAAACCTAATTTCCAAGCAAGAAAATGAACAGCATGAAGGTATTTAATATTTGTATCAGGTCTGAAAAATAAATTAACAGACTGGGCTTGATCAATAAACTTTTGTCTATCAGCTGCATGTTCAATAACCCATCTTTGATCTATTTCCATTGAGGTTTTAAATAATTCTTTTTCTTCATCAGCTAAACATTTCAACTGTTGACAAGAGCCTTCATTAGATATGACCTCTCTCCATATTTTATCATAATCTAGTGAAGAATCTTCCTTACATTTTTGTTTGATCAATACATCCAAATATTTATTCTTATTTAAATATGCTCCAGACAATGTATCTTGTCTGTATGCATTAGCTCTCCATGGTTCTATTGATGGAGATGTGTTACCCATAATAATACTAGAAGATGCATTAGGAGCAATAGCCATTACATGACTAAATCTAAAACCAGTTCCTTCTGCATCAGGAGCTTCTCCTCGTTCTTCAGCTAATGCCCTGTTGGCGTTATCCATATGCTTTCTTATATGTCTAAACATACGAACGTTTAATGATTTAGCAGCAACGCTTTCAAACCGTACCTTCTTTTTTTGTAGATACGCATGAAATCCTAATGCGCCTAACCCTATGCTACGTTCACGTTCTGCACTATATTTTGCTCTACTGATAGCATCAGGTGCATTTTCAATAAAAAATGTTAATACATTATCTAACATCTCAGCAATATCTTTTATAAACAGTCTGTCTTTCACCCACAAATCATAATATTCTAAATTAACACTTGACAGACAACATACCGCTGTACGTTCTTTATTAGTTGGTAAGATGATCTCACTACATAAATTACTTTGGTGAATTCCTAACCCATATCTCTTTAACCATCTAGGTAAATATTTATTAGATGTATCAATGAAGTGTAAATAAGGTTCACCAGTTTGCATTCTCATTTCTAATATGCGTTGCCAAAGTTCTTTACCACTAATTGTCTCTACTACTACTTCTTTATTGTGCGGATCAACAAGATCCCAATTATCATCTGCTTCTGGATCTTGCATACACCGTTCAATCAATTGCATAAATTTATCTGATATATTTAACCCATGATGAAGGTTCAAACATCTAAAATTTTGATCTCCAGTTGGTTTTCTCATTTCTAAGAACATAAGAATATCTGGATGAGATACATCTAAGTATGCAGCGTAACTACCTCTACGAGTTTTACCTTGCCTATAAGCAAGGGAACTGGCGTCATACATTTTTAAGTGAGGCATAACGCCGGTAGACTTGTCATCGCTTGATCGCATACCAAACCCAATACCCACACCGCCACCAAGCATCGATAACCAATTAGTTTCGCTCAGGGTTTCGACAAGTCCTTCTGCTGTATCTTCAATATAATTCAGATAACAACTGATCGGTAATCCTCTTTCAGTTCTTCCATAAGCAAGAATAGGAGTACTATAGCTCAACCAATGTTTGCTGCTATAGTCATATAATCTCTGTGCGTGTTCCCAATTACTGGAAAACGTCTTCGAAACAAACGCAAATCTCTCTTGTGGAGAGGTCTCGGTTTCTTTCATATATGACTCTTTAAGTCTTTTTATTCCTGAAGGATCAAATAATGCATCTCTATTTGGGTCGACGTTAATTCCCATCATTTCCATGTTTTTCTATCTCCTTCGTTAAATACTTCCAACACACTGGAAAAATCTTCTTAGCACGTTGACTAATTTTATTTGCTACCGTTCTCGTTTCTTCTTGAGCAGTTTCATGTAAACGTAAATTACATACTCTTGCAAATGCATATAATGTACCACTCCAGTACCACTCGGTCATCATGCTTTGTGGCAATACCATTCTTGCTTGCTCGGGTGCAACACCTTTTCTAAGCAATTCTTCATAAGTCCACTTTGCGCTTTTCATCACTTGTTGATAATCATCAACAAGAATTTTACGAGGATTGATATCTATCTCCTCGTCAGAGCTTCCTTGTTTTTTGTCGTCAGCTTTACCTCGCCACGTCTTTGGTTCATAAAATTCAACTTCAATATCTACATATCTACGACTTACTTCATTCCAAGATAAACCCACTTGATGCTTTACCAATTGACGAGCAACAAAGACTGGGGCTCGTATATGAAACTGCATACTACAGTGAGCAAAAGGGCTCCAATGACCATGCTTCGCCAAAAAAGAGATGAGTCTGGTATCTGTTTTAACATTTAATTCCTCATGTCTATTAGCAAATGATACTCTCGCTGCATTAACCACCGTCAAATCACTACCCATTTTATCAATGAGTTTAACTTGCATCATAATAATTCCGATTCACTTCCACTATCGTTATAATGTTCTTTTTTATATAGACGGCCTTCTTGGGTATAAAAATCCCAAGTACCTACTCTCTCTCCCATCACAATTAAACCTTGTTCCATTATCTTTCCATTAACATGGTATATTACTAAATCGCCATTTTCCTTACCATCTGTATAGTTCATTTCTTTAAACAATTGACCATTCTCATGGTACCATCTTGATAGTCCTTCTTTAGTATAATCCTGTGTAATAAATTCAAACGGTCCTTCACCTGATAACATTGATCCATTTGATTTGTTACGAAGCTCCTTTGGCATTTGATTATATTCGCCTTCGAATTTTAATTTACCATTTTCATAATATCGCTTAACAACAATACGATCCTGAACACCATAATTAATATCGTCTACTTTTACTACTTCAGTTCTCGCTGCCTTACTATGTACTATACCATAATCCATCTAACACTTTCTCCAATTTACTAATGCCATGTCAGCTTGTAGACCACTGTATGTGTTTTGTTCAATTATTAACTTAACATCAGCTTTATTCATACCACTAATAATCATATCATTAATATCTTTATGTTTTATAGCTTGTGGCCATATAACAATACTATAATGCTTAGCGATAGCCCTTTTCATCTTCTTTACTATCTCAACGCTTCTTGGTTCATTATCATACATCATTACAGCATTAACATCATTCAATGCTATTGTTGGATCACTACCAGCCATAGCAACACAATTATCTACAAAACAACTATCTAATGGACCTTCTGTTACATATACCTTTTTATTAAAGTCAGTACTATCTAAGCCAAACATCTTTGGCCTAGAGTTATCTAACATTATTGTGATGTATCGTAGAAGGGAATCTTTTTTGAACGAACGACCTTGATAACCAAAAAACTTATTTTTTTCATCGATAAATGGAATAATAAGTCTTGGTTCATCTCGAGTTGGTTCCTTAAATTTATTTGGTATTATACTGTTAGTCCATTTACAAAATTCAGAACAGAAATACAACTTGGCATGATATTCATTGGGAATTTTTCTTTTAAGAATGTAATTCTTAGCAGGGTGATTCCAATCCAACTGAGATATTGTTTTTAGCTTTCGTAGTGGGCTACCACTACGCTTGTACTCAGGAAATGTAGTATTTCGTACACTTGAAATTATTTTGTCTTCTATATCTATCTCTTTTGGTTCCTTGAGACC